GATCGCGCTCGGGCGGAAGGAAGGCGTCGCGAATAAGGTAATCGCGAAGATGATCCGAGAGCAAGCGCTCTCGCTCTCTCGCGTCCGAGCGAACGCGATAGCGAGGACCGAGACGCATAACGCCGCGACGTTCGCGAGCCAGACGGCGGCGAGAGCGACGAACCTCCGACTCGAAAAGGAATGGATCGCCGTCGTCGACGACCGAACCCGAGGAGCGGAGGGCGGGGACGGGCACGTCGGGACGGACGGGCAGCGGCGGAAGATGGACGAGCCCTACCGCGTCGAGGGGTTCTCGACCGTACCCGCCGCCTCCATGATGAGACCCGGCGACCGAGGGGCGCCCGGGGGCCACGTAATTAACTGCCGATGCGGCGAGCTATACCACCGCGTCGGGGAGGACGTAGCGGCGCCGGTCGCCGCGTAACGGAGGAAGAGACGATGGATCTGGAGTACCTCGACTGCCGACACGCTCCCGTCGAGATCCAGGACGCCGAGAAGGGAATCGTCGCCGGCTACCTAGCGACGTACGGGAAGGTCGACGACCGCCCCGTATTCTGGACGGAGGGCGCCTTCGATACCGCCGTAAAGGCGATAAACGAGGGGCGCGAGGACCGGAACCTAATGCTCTGGCATCACTGGGCGGAAGAGCCGATGGGGCGCTGGACCGAAGCCCGCGCCGACGAGACGGGGCTATGGGCGAAGGGGCAGGTCGCGCTCGAAGTCGACGACGCGGTACGGCAATTCCAGAAGGTCAAGGCGAAGCTCGTAACCGGGCTCTCGATCGGGTTCAAGAATACTCGGGAGGAGCGCGACGACGAGACGGGCTTCCGTCGAATCCTCGACGCCGAGATCCCCGAGGCGTCTCTCGTAACCTTTCCCGCGATGGGAGGGGCTCGGGTCAAGTCGGTCCAGAGCGTCCTATCGCTAACGACGATCCGCGAGTGGGAGCGGTTCCTACGAGACGTAGGGCTCTCGCAGAGCGCCGCGAAGGCGCTGCTCGCGAAAGGGTACGCTGGAGTGAGTCATCGAGACGACGACGAAGCGCTAGCGTCGGAAGCGCTCGCCGCTCTTCGAGAGGCGGGCAAGGTACTCACAACTACGTAACGGAGGTATCGCACGATGAGCGAGCAGCTCACAGCGATCAAGGAAGAAGTCCAGAAGATCGGCTCGGAATGGGAGACCTTCAAGCACGCGCACGAGCGCGAGCTGAAGGAGATCCGGGAGAAAGGCTTCGTAACGGCGGAGACGCAGGAGCTTCTCGACCGGATCCAGAGGGAGCTGGACGGAGCCGACGGACGGAAGGAAGAGCTGGAGCGCCAGCGCGAAGCGCTCGATCGCATCGAGACGGCGCTTCAGCGGTCGGCGCGGGGCAAGGGCGAGCCGAGCGAGGAGGAGGACGCGTACGGCGACCGACTCGTCGAGTGGATGCGGAAAGGCGGAAGCCGGACCGAAGACGCTCTCGAAGCCGCAGCGAAGGAGGTACAAGCCCTAACGGTCGGGAACGATCCGGCGGGCGGGTACTTCGTCAAGCCGGAGAGGGGCGCGATGATCGAGTCGGCGATCTTCGAGACGAGCCCGATGCGCCAGGTCGCAGGGCAGATCTCGATCTCGTCGGACTCGTACGAATTCCTCGACGACTACGACGAGCCCGGAGGCGGCTGGGCCGGCGAGACCCAGACCCGAAGCGAGACCGACACGGCGCAGATCGCGGAGCGGAAGATCCCGGTCCACGAGCTATACGCGCTACCGAAGGCGTCGCAGAAGATCCTGGAGGACTCGGCGGTCAATCTCGAAACGTGGCACCAGGGTAAGGTCGTCGCGAAGTTCGGGCGGCTGGAGAATACCGCCTTCGTCGAGGGGAACGGGGTCACTCAGCCGATGGGCTTCCTCTCCGTCACGCTCGCCGAGGATACCGGCTCGGGCGTCGCGAGGGGCTCGATCGGTTTCGTCGAGACGGGAGTCGCGGGCGGGTTCCACGCGGATACGCCGGGCAACGTCCTGATCGACGTGCAGGCTCGGCTAAAGGCGGACTACGCTCCGGGCGCCGTCTTCCTGATGAACCGGGCGACGATCGGCGCGACGCGGAAGATGGTCGACGCGAACGACCAGTACATCTGGCAGCCCGGTCTCCAGGAGGGGCAGCCGGCTCGGCTCCTCGGGGCTCCGGTCGTCTCGGCGGAGGACATGCCGACGATCGCCGACGACGCGTACCCGATCGCGTACGGCAACTTCCGCGAGGGCTACCTGATCGTCGACCGCCTCGGGATCTCGCTCCTGCGCGATCCGTACACCGCGAAGCCGTACGTCCTCTTCTACACGAGGAAGCGAACGGGCGGAGACGTGGTGAACTACGAGGCGATCAAGCTCGTCAAGATGGCGGACTAGATCCGCTCGCTCGGTCGAAGGAACGGAACGAAGGAACGAACGGAACGAACGGAGGCGCAAGAAGATGCGCGACGATTTCAACAATCTGAAGGTCTCGATCGCCCTAAGCCCGGTCGCGGTCGGCGACGATACGGATCAGGTCTGCAACATCATCGATGGGCAGGGCTACGATTCGCTCGTCTACGCGATCTCGACGGGGACTCTCGCGGCGACGGCGGCGACGTTCACGCCGTTGCTCGAAGAGGGCGACGAGTCGGATCTGTCCGACGGTACGGCGGTCGCCGACGCGGATCTGCTCCCGAGGAGCGGAGCCGAGACGGCGTTCAACCAGGCGGACGACGACGAGCTGTACAAGATCGGGTACACCGGGTCGAAGAGGTACACGCGTCTGACGATCGCAATCGCGACGAACGACGCGAGCGCTCCTCTCTCGGTAGTCGCGATCCAGGGCCAGGCGCACTCGCGTCCGGTCCCGGCGGACGACACCCCGGGGGCCTGATCTCGTAGGCACGAAGCGCGGGCAAGGTAGTAGCCGTCGGCTTCGGTCGGCGGCTACTACCGACGCGCGATCCGAAGAGAGAGAGAGAGAGCGAAGATGAAAGTCAAGATGCTCGAAACCCGGGACGCCTCTCCCGAACCGGAGAGGAGCGTCGCGGTCCATAGGTTCCTCGAAGGCGAGACCTACGAGGTTACGCCCGAGAGGGGTCGCCTATTTATTCGGCGCGGACACGCCGAGACGGTCGAAGATCCGAAGCCCGATACGAGGACGAACGGGCTCGTCGAGATCGTCGCGAACGGAGTTAGCGCCGTACGGAAGAAGGCGACGCGGAAGAAGACGACTCGGAAGAAGTCGGCGAGGAAGAAGGAGTAGAGCCGTGGGGGTTATCCGTCCGATCGTCGTACAAGGAGCGCTCGTCGGGTATCTCGATCAGGACTTACCGCTCGGGAGCGTAGGCGCCTCGAACGTCGCGCTTACGAACGCCTTCCTCTCGACCGTCGGGAACCCGAGCGCCGATATCGTTACGGAGATCCGCGACGATTCGGACGCGCTCCTAACGCTAACGATCCCCTCGACGGCTAACTCGACCGAGCCGGATATCGATCCGTATATCTCGATCGACGGCGGTACCGAGCTTTTCGCGCGGATTACCGATACGCCGAACGACGCGACCCACCTCTCTGGCTGGCTCCTCCTTAACCCCGCCGGCTGGGCTGCCGACGCCGCCGACGAGCCCGTAACTCTAATCGAGGCGAAGAGCTACCTACGCGTCGACTACGCTACCGACGACGACCTAATCGAGATTCTAATCGCGGCGGCTCGCGAGGCGGCGGAAGACGAGACGGGGAAGGCGATCGTCGGACGGGTCGAGACGCTCTTTCTCGATAAGTGGCCCGGGATCGAGCCCGAATGGTTCGAGGGCGCCCGCGACGGTCCGATAAGCCTCGGACAGCAGGGGTACGTCGACCTACCGTACGGCGCGTCGCAGGGCGGGCTATCGATCTCGACCTTCGACGACTCGGATAACGAGACCGTCTTCGCGTCGAGTAACTACTACTTCGATACGGCGTCGGCGCGGATTACGCTCCGTAGCGGGAAGACCTGGCCCTCCGCTACCCGCGCCGCGGACGCGATCAAGATCGTATGGACGATCGGCTACTCCGAGCCGGCGACCGTCCCGTCGAAGGTAAAGGCGGGAATCCTCAACCACGTCGCGGTTATGTACGAGCACCGCGAGAGCGACGTACCGATGCCCGAATCCGCGAAGAAGCTATACGGGACGACATACGTCGCGAAGGATCTAGTCTAGAGATGGCGCTCGTCCCTATCGGACATATGAGAGAGGCGATCGAGATTCAGCTCCGGTCGCACGTACCCGACGGCGGTACGTCCCTAACCGAGTCGCGCGTAACGATCGCGGGCGGAACGGTTCGAGCCGCGGTCCGAGAGCCGAGTATCGCGGCGCGGTTCGGGACGGTACAGGTCGCGGGGTACGCGAAGGCAACCCACGTCTTTACCGTACGCTTCCGAGAGGACGTACGGACGAACCACTCCGTACTCTGGCGCTCGCGTAACTACCGGGTACTCGGGACGAACGATCCCGGGAAGATGCCCGGCGAGACGCGCCGCCGGCTAGAGATCGTTACCGCGGAAGAAGGCGACGACTAATGATCTCCCTTCGTATCCTAACGGACGAAGTTACGCCGGGACTCCGAAAGGAGCGGAAGGCGATCCCGGCGGGTTCGCGTAACGCGCTCGATTGGCTAGGGCTCCAGATCCAGAATTCCGCTCGCGAGAGTATGTGGCGCGGAACGCCTTCGGGCCAAGTCTATACGCGAGGGGGGAAGGCGCACGTCGCGTCGGCGCCGGGAGAGCCGCCCGCGGTAGACGAGGGCCAGCTAGTCGGCGATATCGAGTATTTCGTAGGGAGAGGCTACGTCGATATCGGAACGACTACGCTACACGGCTCGCACTGGGAGACGGCGCCGATTAACGTCCGCCGTCCCTGGCTCCTACCCGCCGTCGAGAAGCATCTCGGGGATATCGAGGGGCGCTTCGTAATCGAGATCGAGAGGAAGAGGTAATGGGTACGTGGACCTAAACGCCGTCATTACGAGAATCCGCGGGCAGTGCGCTTCGTTCTCGAACCGCGTCGCCGGCTCCGCTGAGCTCGAAGTCGCACAGCTCGATACGAGTACGATCGCGAAACCCTCGGCGTGGGTTATCCCGGGCGTCGAGCGCGCTTCGCGGAACCTAGTCGAGCTAGCCCTCTTCGATCGAATTACCGAGTCGTTCAAGGTCGTCGTCGCCTTCGATAATACGGGGGACTCGCGAGGACAGGCGGCGTCGGTCGCGGTCGATGCGATCCGCGACGAGCTACGCGCCGGTCTAATCGGCTGGGCGGTCGATAGCGACCACCTCCCGACGCAGTACGAGAGCGGAGATCTCGACGGGATTCTGCGCTCGACGCTCTGGTACTCCTTTACCTTCGTCTCCGAGAAGATCGGCGGCTCCCTAATCGAATGGTCCGTACGCGCGACTCTCTACCTAGCCTCGACTTCGTCGGCTACGGCGCTCGGCTCGCTCGCTACGAAGATCGCCGCGAGCCTTTCGGGGACGAGACTAACGAGGGACGTAGCGACGGGGAGGGAGGCTATCGCCCAGGGATCGACGGTCTTCCGGCTAATCCCGGGCGTAGCTCCCTGGATTATCGACTCGAATACGACCGGCGAGAAGCTCGCGGTCGAGCTAATCGTTACGCGCCATCTCGGCGCGGCGGAAGCGGAACGCGACTATACGGAGGGCAATATGCTAACCGAGCAGCTAGCGATGCTCGCCCCCTCGTACTGGCAGGTCGCGACCGATATCGAAGTAAAGCCCGACGAGAGACCGGAGCTAGCCCCTCCGACCGATCCGACGGCGTAGCGAGGAGAACTAGAGATGGCCAAATTCGATTTCGAAGTAGCGTGCGCCTTCGCCCCCCAGGTCGCGGAGGGTACGTATAACGCGACGCTCGACGCGATTACGACGGCCCTAACGTCGGCGAACGGGCTCCTTCTCGGAAAGTCGGGTACCGGGATCGGAGATAGCGGGCTCTCCTTCGGGCTCGGTCGAGCGTTCGAGGAGAAGTCGGTACTCCCCGGGACGCTAACGCGACCGCTCTCCGACTTTCTCAAGCTAACGGTCCCGACCTTTACCTTCGTCTTCCCGTTCTGCGGGAACCGCGCCGACTGCTCGAACCCGCCCGTAGACGGAGACTTCGTCCCGTTAACGGGGATCGACGCGATCCTAAACGGCGTCGGGCTAACCGGATCGGCGTCGGGGACGCCCGGGCATAAGTACGTCTTCGGATCTCCGCACCCGTTCTCGTCGCTAATCTACTGTAACGGAGAACGGGCGGAGCTGGAAGACTGCCGCTGCTCCTCGCTCGTCCTCTCCTACCCGCCGGGAGGTTTCGGTATCGCGACGGCGACGATCGTCGTACGGAACGTAAAGGACGTAACCGCGGCGGCGCTCCCGACGACGCTTACGTGGAACGAGCAGGCGTCGGTTTCGCAGTCGAAGGTCGAAGAGGTTGCCCATACCTGGAACGTCGCTCGCGGCTTTAACGAGATGACGATTACGATTACCCCGAATATCGTAGAGACCGGAGATTCGAACCAGACGGACGGGATCGTAGTCGAGATCGATAGCCGCGCCGTTACCGTCGCGGGAGCGATCTTCACCGATAGTACCGCGAAGGCGTACGACTCGACGCAGCTCCAGGAAACGGATCAGGCGAACCTCGATCAGCTCTCGTTCCAGGTCGGCGACGACGGTACGGCGCTTAACCCGGCTCAGGCTCACTCGCTTACGTTACCGAAGCCCGAGATGCAGCAGAGCGAGCAGGCGAAGCTCGGAGCGCGAGCCGGAAGATCCGCGACCGCGACCGCCCGAGGCGATTCGACGGGAGCCGGGAACGACGAGCTAGAGATCGAATTCCGATAGGAGCGCCGCCCGATGGCGAAAGACTATCGGATCAAAGCCCGAATCGATGCCGAGGATAACGCGTCCGATAAGCTTAAGGACGTAGGCGGTAGCGTCGACGATCTCGGTACGAAGCTAAAGGTCGGGCTCGTCGCCGCCGCCGCCGCCGCCGCGGCGGGGATCGTCGCTCTCGGGAAGGCGCTTAAGGACGCGATCGGCTTCGCGAACGTACAGGAGGAAGCGATCGTTCGCCTTAACGCGGCGCTCACTCCGCTCGGAGACGAAGCGGCGGGAGTATCGCAGCGGCTACAGGATTACGCGTCTGGGCTCCAGCAGGTTACGCGATTCGGCGACGAGACGATCATTAGGGGCCAGTCGCTTATCGCTTCCTTTACGAAGAACGAGGAAGAGATCAAGAAGGCGACGAAGGCGGCGCTCGATCTAGCCTCCGCGACGGGGACGAACCTAAATAGCGCCTTCCTACTTCTCGGTCGAGCGGCGGCGGGCGAAACCTCGATGCTCTCGCGCTACGGGATCGCGCTCGACGAGGGTATCCCGAAGTCGGAGAAATTCGCGGCGGCGATCGAGAAGATTAACGCACAGTTCGGAGGGCAGGCGCAGGCGCAGGCGAAGACGTTCTCGGGAATCGTCGAGCAGATTACGAACGCGTGGGGCGACCATAAGGAGACGGTTGGCTTCGCGGTTACGCAGAACGAAGAGATGCTCGGCGTACTCGCTCGTCTAAAGGAAATCCTAACATCGGAAGGCTTTACTACCGCCGTCGCCACGCTCGCCGAGAAGACCGCCGAAGCGACGACGAAGACCGCCGAGTGGACGATCGCCGCCTACGAAACCTCCGAAGGTCTCGCTATCGTTCGGCAGGGGCTTAACGATTATCTCGCTTCGCTCGAAGGCGTAGAGGCGGTTACGGAAGCCCGACTCGAACAGCTAAAGAAAGAGAAGGGGATTCAGGACGATCAGACCGGGATTATCGGTCGTCTCGTCGGAAAGCTACGCGAGATCTCTCAGGCGAAGAAGCAGATTAAGGAGACGGAGGAGATCCTTAACGTCGTAATGGAAGCGCATACCGCGCTACTTCGAGACGAGGGGGCGGCGTACGAATTCGCCGCCGATAAGACCGAGCGGTATAAGCAGCTCATGGAAACCGTAGCGCGCGTCGAATCCGAAGCGGCGGAGCGGATTACTAGAGTAACGACGAGCCTAGAAGCGCTAGGGATTACGACGGACTCGCAGGTTACGGCGGCGCTAGAGCGCGAGCGCCAGAAGCTCGAAGAAATTCGGATGGCCTACGACCAGCGCCTAATGGTTAACGGCGAGCTACTCGTCGACGCGAAGGCTCTCGCCGAAGCCGAGGACGCGCTAGCTAAGAAGATGGCCGAGCTACGCGGAGAAGTCGACGACGCGAATACCTCCGTCGATACGGCAGCGAAGAAGTACAACGAAGCCGGAAACGCCGCCGATAACTACGCCGATCGCGTCGGGAACCTAACCGAGCAGCTAGACCGGAATACTCAGGCTCAAGAGCGGCAGTCGTCGAGAGACGACGGCGGATCTAGCTTCTCGAATCTAAGCGGCGGTACCTTTCAATTTACCGAGCGGATCGTCGATCGCGGTACGGACGCGCAGGGTAGGCGGTACGTCGTAGTCGCGGGAGGGCGGAGGGTTACCTTCTAATGGGATACCGAAACCCGAGATTCTCTTGGCTCCACGCTCTCGCCGACGCGGGCTATACGAACGTTAGCTATAACGGCTCGCTCGCGGCGAATAGCGAGGAGCATTACCTATTCGACTATCGCGTCTCCTCCCTCTTTATCTGGTCGAGTGCCGCGACCGATCGATGGATTAAGCTCGACCGTACCGCCGCGGGCCTAGAGATTATCGACCGGATGGTTATCCCCGCCGGCCATAACCTCGACGGCGCGGCGTTTAAGCTACAGCACTCGACGACGGGAGCCTACGGAGGCGAGGAAACCGACGCGCTCGATACGAGCTTCTCGGGAACGGGAGTACAGAGCTTCGATACGTTCTCGGGGGGCGGCTCGACGAATCGGTACTGGCGCCTCATTATCTCGACGAGCGGAGCGTGGGAGATTCCCCAGCTCTACCTAACGAGGACGCGTACGACGGGCTCGACGGGACGCGGTCCCGATCCGGGATGGTCGCAGCGCCCGCGCTCGGTAGGAGTCCGTCGGCAGCTTCCTACGCGGAGCGTCGGGAGTATCTTCTCGCCGAACCGGCTCGCGGTATCGCTAACCCATAACAAGCTCGAAGGAGCGGAGCTAACGCTCTTCGAGGATCTCTTCGAAGGCGTCGGCGTTAACCTACTCCCGTTCTGGTACGATCCGATGGACGATACGAAAGATCCCCGATACATGATGATCGTCGGGAACGAGCCGCGAGCGCTACAGCAGCGAGTCGCTCCGAAGACGTACGGCGAGGCGCACCAGTTCGGCTTCGATATGCTAGAGCAGATCGACTAATGACGAAGCCGCTCGCCGCGTCGCAGCAAGCGCTAATGGAATACGGTACGATCGCTCCCGTAATCCTCGCGAAGCTAACGATCTATACGGACCCCGTCGCCGGTACCGTTAACAAGACCTACTACTGGAGCTACCCGCACTCCGTCCTTTACGATCTCGACGGCGGAGGGGACCAGCAATTCGTTGGATGTATCCAAGCGATTAGCGTACCCGGTCCGACGATGCCCTTCCCTTTCGAGCCCGAAGGCTTCTCTTCTCGCGCGATCGTCGACCTTACTCTTACGAACGAGCTAGATATCGTTACGAACCAGTGGCGATGGCGCGAGCTACGGCAGCGTCGACTAGCGAACGCCGAGCTAGTTCTCTCCGAGCTTCTCGTTCCGCCGGGACGGAAGCTAGTCGACGCGGCTTCGAGCTGGTGGGATATGCGCGATCTCCCCGGAACCGAGCATACGGTTCTCTTCCGAGGGAAGTATGAGAAAGCCGAAGCCGCTACCGAGTCCTCGTTTCGTCTACGGTTCGCGTCCGAGGAGCCGAGGGTTCCGAAGATCGAGTGCCTCGATTCTTCTAACGTCGACCCGCGAGACTTCGGCGCCGAGCTACCGATCGTCTACGGAGCGATGAGTAAGGTACCGCTCCGAAACCTAAAGATCGGATGGAATACGACGCTCGCGGAGACGATAACGGCGGACCAGACCGGGCAGGTTCTCGTTACGGACGCCTCGGGATTCCCGACCGGGAGTACCTTCGACCTAATCGTCGGTAGCGAAATAATCGAGTGTAGCGGCTCCGACTACGATATTCATACGGTTACGATTAACGCTCGCGGCCACGACGATTCGGCGCCGGCTATTCATACGGCTGGCGACCAGATCCTTGAGCTCACGGACGAGATCGTACTCGGGAACGCGGGGCACTGGATTAAGGACGTTAAGGCTCTCTACGTCCGTAACCCGTTTAACGGAGAGCTAGTCCGCTTTACGAATTCGTATCTTTACCGTCGAGGGGACCAGCGCGGACCGCTCTTCGGCTTCCCGGCGGGTAGCGAATTCTCGACGACGACGATCGACGGCGACGACTTTAAGGAGTGGCTCTTAGAAGCTCGGGCGAGCGCTCGCGTAACGGTACAGCCGGAATTCGATACCGGCGCCGGTACGCCGGGAACCCCGACGGCTTCTCCGTTCTCGACTTCCGAGGAAGGTGGCACGAGCGGAGTAGGCTACGGAGAGTGGACGGGAACCGTCGCGAATCCCGTCTGGACTTCGACGGCGGGCTCGGATTGTACCCAGCTCCGAGGGAAATTCAACCAGGGAGTCTACAATACGGATACGATCCTCCGATTCCGAGTCTACCTTCAGGCGACGGTTAGCGGGTGGACCGGCGGTCCCGCGAAGCTTCGCTTTAAGGGTATGACTCTCCTCGGGTGCTTCGGCGATCCGATCCTTCTTACCGCGAACGGGAACGGTACGTATTCGGGCTATACGCGATGGATGCACCCGACTAACAAGACGCTCGAAGATCTCGATACGCTTAACGAGGAAGTAATTCTACAGCCCTCGGGCGCCGTCGATGAAGTCTGGACGATTAATACCTGGCGCGTCGAAGCCGAGACGAATCCCGGCGGAGCGGTAACCCGCGAGATCGATACCGAGATCGAAGCCGCGGCGACGGGCTACGGTCTCGAATTCTTTGCCGATATCGAGGGCGCCTTCGTTCCATACCTCTTCCCGTCGACGACGTACGGCTTCGAGGAAGGCGGTAGCGGTAGCTGGAACGTCTCGAACTGTATCCAGATTCGCGACGGTACCGATCCGCCGGAAGGCTCGTACTTCCAGACGTGCGGTACGATCGGCGCGACCGCCGTTATGCAGTACCTCTCGCCCGGAGGCGGTACGGGAGTTGATCTCCAAGCTCAGGACGATGTCTATCGCCTTCGAGTAAGAGGGGATAACGTCGCGAATATCGTATCCGCTCGACTCTGGATGGCCGATAGCGGCTCCGGTACGACGGTCCCCGCGAATCGAATCGAGCTAGAGATCCCCGCCGACGTACTAATCGAAGACGAGTGGGTCGACTTCCAGCAGGTAGGCGTCCGGTTCGGTACACCCGACGTAAGCGACTGCGACTGTATCGGGCTCGAAGTCGTTCGCTCTACCGGACCGGCTTCTCTCTCGATCGACGATCTCCGCGTCGCGAGCGCGACGAACGCGAACTACGACGGAGCGCCCTTCTCCCTAATCGAGAAGATGCCGGATATTATTCGCCACTTCGCCGCGGACTACTGCGGTCTCGGCTACGGCTATATCGACGATACGACCTTCGATCTAGCCCTAACGAATCTCGGGACGAATAAGCACGCGCTTATCGCGACCGGGCTCGGAGCGAGCTTCGACGAGATTATCGGACGGATAGCCTACGAGGCGCGCTGCGGGATCGTCCGCGTCGAGGGGGCGAGTAGTACGCAGCTAAAGCTTAGTACGCCGAATAGCTCTGGCGTCTTCCCCGCGGTCGTACGGGAGATCGACCGCTTCTTCTCGATCTCGGAGAGCCTACCCGAGCTAAAGAAGCTAGGGACGCGCTTCCGTAGCTTCTGGGACTGGAACCCGTTCCTCGATACCTCCGAGATCGCCTTCTCGGAAGTCTCGCGCGGCGATCCCGACGTAGACGATACGGGTATCGGTACCGCGACGTTTACGACTCGCGAGGATCGCTACGGTCGGATAGACCATCCGCCCTTCTTCTTCCTAACGATTAACGACGAGCCGACGGCGGAGAGCGTACTCGGGCACTTCGCCCGTTACTACTGGCTAAAGAGTAGCTTCGTCCTAGAGGTACCCGTCTACTTCTGCTTCGATCTCGATCCCGGCGATACCGTCGACGTATTCCCGAAGTGGGAGGAGCA